CCGATGCCAGGATTACGAGACATAAGAGCAAACTCAGGAATAACGCCCCGACGAATATAATCAGCAGCATGGTCGCCACTTAGTTTCTTAAGAGTATATGATGCAACGTAGCGAGCGCTATCATATGTAACAGTGCCAAGATAAACAAAACCTTTTCCCCAAGATTTTTCGATAATCTTGCGGTCGCTTTCGCCGACACCAAAAACGATAGTATGATAATGAGGTCGCAATCCACAATCTCCATATTCGCCCCCAAGGAAGTACTTAATGTTTCTTCCAAGATTTTTCCTTAGCCTTTTGAAAAATAGTTGAACATCCTGTTTAACCAGGGAACCCGAAGGCGGAAGATGAACATCATCGTAAGTAAGAGTAATAAATGAAGACACGGGCCACTCCTTGACCTCGTGTAGTATACGGACTGACCACATTTTAGCACGCTGGAGCCGGCACCCCATACACCGGCCGCAAGGAACGTGCATAACGCCCCCTGTAGACTTGTCCTGGACAAGGACAGGGGAGGAGCACAGCATTAGAGCCTAAAGCCGCCCCTAGGCACGTTATTGAGCTTATTAACGCGCTTAGCGGTGCGCTTGAAGGTGCGCTTAGACTTGAACGAGCGATTTTTGCGATAGGCCATTATTTTTTATCCTTTTCTCTGAGCTGGAACTTAGGGGGCTCGGTAGGTGCATCATTCCAATCAGTGATTATCTGCCTACCAATAGGGTTAGAAAGAAGACGAAGGAACATTCTGTACATAGGACTATCAGAACGAATAGTCCCGGTATTGCGGATAAGTGCATTTTCCCATTTTTTCTGTTTCAAGTCTTCAGCAGCAAGAAGGTTATCTGTTTGTGTCTTAGCGTTCATAGACTGCATGTTCATGATCTGCTGGAAGGCCGCAAGGTTATCCAGGGAGGAAGAGAAACGTGGCGCCTCGTTCCGTGCCGCCTGCATCTGAGGCGGAGAAGAAGCCTTGCTGTCCGCAATTTGGCCATACGCTAGTTGAGGATTAAGACCAGCTGCTTTGAGCCTGGTCATTTGAGCGGCCGGGTCATTATACGCTGTCTGCTGGTTCCAAAGTAGAGTATTTTGCCTGTTAGCCTGTTCCTGAAGCTTACGATTAGCGGCATTAGTCTCCATTTGAGAGAGATAATTGCCTGCACCAGGGAACAAGGCGGAACCGACCAACTTAGTACCCTGGACGTTTACGTCCCAAGCCTTAGTTAGACCCTTGTTGATTTTGTCGAAAATACCGCCGTTGAATAATCCCATAGTGTCAGTCCGCCCAATATCATCAAGTATTATTTATTGGGCTCCGTGACCGGAGTAGTCGTAGCAGTAGGTTGCGACAAAGGTGCGTCGCTTGCCGTAGGCTGTTTCAGAGCATCCGCGGCAGACGTAGCCGCCGCGATGATGCCCGGAGCGTCAGCGATATCAAATCCGCTGCGCTCGACAGCAGGGAGCGAGTTAAGAGCCTCTTCGGGCTTAACACCATTCGGATAGTCATAGACAGGAGTGCTCCCCTGGACTTGTTCGCCGCGCATCATGCGCGCGACTAGGTCTTCGATAGTCTCGTCCTGGCTAGGGTCAGTCATAGAAGGCTCATTGTTGATTGTATAATCACAATAGCCCTGCAGATTAACGATAGAACGAATTTTCCACGTTTTAGGGTCTTTCATATTAGTGGTCGATCATCCCAGGCGTACCATGCTTAGGAATAGGCCGGACGGCCGTAACATTGTTGAGTATCTGCACCCAGCAATTGTGCTCGTCGGTAACAGCGTTGATGCGCTTAGTCGGGTCAGCCGTAACAAAAGCGCTGTTAAGAGCCGGCTCAGAGCCGAAGATGCGGCCCATGTGCCAGTAATCGAAGTCGTCACGGAAATCACCGCAAACGACGCTCTCGCGCTGGCGGTACTCCTCGTACCTGGGAGCGTAGCCGAATATGCCAGTAGGAGAGGAGGCCTCAGCATAGATCTCTTTGTTGAGAATAGCCTGCTCACCCAGGTGTGCGAAGGCGGGCCAATAGAAATCCAGCTTACTGGAGCGGTTCCACATACGCGGTGAACCCTGCTGATAAGCCGTACGCGGCATGATGGACATGATGCCGATGATGTAGCCGTGTTCCTCGAAGGACTTAGTGAACTCATGCGACTGCTGCGCAGAGTAAGCATGCCCGGCGAGCGTACCCTGAGGAGTGGTTCCGGCCTCAGAGGTCTGAATGACCTCAGAAATTACGATAGGCGAGCGGCCGCCACCGAGGAATTCGGGGCGCTGCAGGCGAGCGTCAGAAGAGCGAACGCCGAAGTGCGCGAGAATAGACTCGACGTAGCGGACACCGCCGCGGGCGTTTTTCTCCATCCACTTCTGCAGCTGAAATGCCTGGCGGAGATCGTTTATGGTGGCCGAGGTAGCGCTGGACAAATCAGCAAAGATATTAGGATAGTCGCTTGCCGGGTTCTTCTCAACCCAGAACTGCTGATCTGAGGAGCCGTTGTTAATTGGCTGCGCATTAGCATAGGTATGCCCTGTGCCGTCAGCCTCAAGAACATTAGTAATAGCTCCGCCCCAGGTGCCATTGTATTTGCCTAACCCGGTAACAGGAGCAACAGTACCGAGCGGCAGAGTTACGCCGGTACCGCGCTGAGGCCAAGGAAGGGCCGAAGTGAAGTAGTCCTTCTCCCAATTTCTGTCCAGGAGCGCCATTGAAGTAGTGGTGTCCGCGCCGTCACCAAGGCTGCACGCAATCTTAGTCTGCAGGTTCTGATCGCGATACCACTCGTTATAAATAAGGGCGTAAGCGCGGAAGGGATACGCGATTACGCTCAGATTAGCTACGCCCGTCGGGAGGCCGAAATAATCCCACAAGGTACCGATTGCCTGGCCAGAGCCCCCCGACGTGACCGTAGGTATTGCAGTACTATCCGTGCCGGCAGATCCGCCGGTGATGAACTGTTCCCAGTTAGTCTGCAGCAGGCGTGAAGGAACGAAGAAGAAGTGAGTGAACGCGTTGATGCGGTGCATCACAGGCGCCAACATAGGCGCGATGCGGATCAGCATGTCGGTTTTGACTTTGAAGCTATCGCCTGGTATTACCTCCTCGCACATGATGGGCACGAGTTTGCCCATGTCACAAGAAAGTTTCCGCTCGTGAGTGAGGTCAAAGACTGACCGCTGATTAAAGGTAGACATTTATTTTTTCTCCTGGGGGGGAACAAGTACGAACGGCGTTATTTTGTCGCCGTCCTCGTACAGGCAGCTGTACACGTCGCCGTTGTCGATGAAGCACCGACACTCGCACATACCAGGATAAAGCATCTCCTGGAATACGATGGTCTTAAGAGTGCCTTTGAGTTCAATGTCATCGGTGAGCAGCTTGTGAACGATTGTCTGTATATTCATGGTTTTTTCCCTTTGTTCGCTTTCCCCGCGAACTTGATAATTATTACTTCTAGATTTATTCTATGAGATAACGATATGGTTGTCAAGAGAATACTGCAACCGAGTTAATAGTGGGGCGCGCCTGCCGCTCCCCACACCCCCCGGCGCCATTCGCAGGAATGGCCATAAGCCGAAAGAATAAGCCGTGATTTTTTTCTACTGTCGTCATGGCTTCCTAAGTGCGAAGAGTTAATCACCCTTATTTGCTCGTCTGAAGGCCTCTGCCTGCTTAATGGCTTCCAGGGTTTCACCCTTTTTAATATCCGCAAGCCCAAGCTGGGCACCGCGGATTAGACCCCGTACAAAGTCAACAATCGGGGGAATTACTGATATCCAGTAAAGTACAAGTTTAAAGTTTTTGTTCATAGCTTACGCTTTTTTAGCTGCTCCCTTGCTTTAAGATCTGCTGCTGCCTGCTTGCGCATACCCTTTTCATAATCGACTACCTGGTAATCATGTTCAGCGCCGGCGCGCTGTTTTATTTCTTCATGACGTTCATGATAGAACTCTTGACGCATAGAATGCAAGAGTTTTTTGTCCTCGTCAGTGAAAATTTTATCTGCATAATACCGAGGAAGAGCAGTTTTATGACCCTTGACAATACAACAAGCATTTTGCTTAAGAAATTTTGAATTTTTTGCGAGGAACCGCGCTCCGATGCCAGGATTACGAGACATAAGAGCAAACTCAGGAATAACGCCCCGACGGCGATAGTCAGCAGCATGGTCACCACTTAATTTCTTAAGAGTATATGATGCAACGTAGCGAGCGCTATCATATGTAACAGAGCCAAGATAAATAAAACCTTTTCCCCAAGATTTTTCGATAGTCTTGCGGTCGCTTTCGCCGACACCAAAAATGATAGTATGATAATGAGGTCGCAGTCCACAATCTCCATATTCTCCCCCAAGGAAATACTTAATATTTCTATCAAGATTTTTCCTTAACCGTTTAAAAAATAGTTGAACATCCTCCTTAACCAGGGATCCAGATGCCGGGAGATGCGCATCATCGTAAGTAAGAGTAACAAAAGAAGACACAGGCCACTCCTTGACCTCGTGTAATATACGGACAGACCACATTTTAGCACGCTTAAGCCTGCAGGCCATACAGCGACCACAGGGAACGTGCATAACACCCCCTGTAGTCTTGTCCTGGACAAGGACAGGGGAGGAGCACAGCATTAGAGGCGAAAGCCGCCCCTGGGCACGTTATTGAGCTTATTAACGCGCTTAGCAGTGCGCTTGAAGGTACGCTTAGACTTGAACGAGCGAGTTTTGCGATAGGCCATTATTTTTTATCCTTGAACTTCATCAGATGATTTTGATATTTTTCGTTTTCCACGTTGTACCAGTCTTTAGCCCCCTGGAACATATGCAGCAGAGTACGCAGCATAGGCATGTCAGACTTGATCGCCCCAGAACGTATAAGAGGATCATTCTCCCAGCGCTTATACCGAAGGTCTTCGGCCGCTACCTGGTTATCTATACGTGTCTTCTGGTTCATAGCCTGCATGTTCATGATCTGCTGAAATGACGACAAGTTATCCAGGGCAGAAGAGAAACGAGGCGCCTCGTTCCGAGCCGCTTGCATTTGAGGCGGATTAGCCGCTTTGCTGTCTGCGATTTGGCCATACGCTAAATTAGGATTAAGCCCGGCCGCCTGTAGCCTAGTCATTTGAGCGGAAGGGTCGTTATACGCTGTCTGCTGTTGCCAGAGCAGCTGGTTTTGCCTGTTAGCCTGTTCCTGCAACTTACGATTTGCGGCATTGGTCTCCATTTGAGAGAGATAATTGCCTGCACCAGGGAACAAGGCGGAACCAACCAACTTAGTACCCTGGACATTAACATCCCAGGCCTTAGTTAGACCCTTGTTGATTTTATCGAAGATACCGCCGTTGAATAATCCCATAGTGTCAGTCCGCCCAATATCATCAAGTATTATTTATTGGGCTCCGTGACCGGAGTAGTCGTAGTAGCAGTAGGTTGCGACGAAGGCGCGTCGCTTGCCGTAGGCTGTTTTAAGGCATCCGCGGCAGACGTAGCCGCCGCGATAATGCCCGGTGCGTCAGCGATATCAAATCCGCTGCGCTCGACATGAGGGAGCGAGTTAAGAGCCTCTTCGGGCTTAACACCATTCGGATAGTCATAGACAGGAGTAGTACCCTGGACCTGCTCACCGCGCATCATGCGCGCGACCAGGTCTTCGATAGTCTCATCCTGGCTAGGATCAGTCATAGAAGGCTCATTGTTGACCGTATAGTCACAATAGCCCTGAAGGTTAACGATAGAGCGTATTTTCCACGTTTTAGGGTCATGCATATTAGTGGTCAATCATCCCAGGAGTACCATACTTAGGAATAGGCCGAACGGCCGTAACGTTGTTAAGTATCTGAACCCAGCAGTTATGCTCGTTGGTAACAGCGTTAATACGCTTCGTAGGGTCAGCCGTAACGAAAGCACTGTTAAGAGCCGGCTCAGAACCAAAGATGCGGCCCATATGCCAGTAATCAAAGTCGTCACGGAAATCACCGCAGACAACACTCTCGCGCTGACGGTACTCTTCATACCTGGGAGAATAGCCGAAGATGCCGGTAGGCGAAGCAGCTGCAGCATAAATCTCTTTGTTAAGAATAGCCTGTTCGCCCAAGTGGGCGAAGGCCGGCCAATAGAAATCGAGTTTCGAAGTCCTGTTCCACATACGCGGCGAACCCTGCTGGTAAGCCGTCCGCGGCATGATAGACATAATGCCGATAATATAGCCATGCTCCTCGAAAGACTTGGTAAACTCATGAGACTGCTGCGCAGAATAAGCATGGCCAGCGAGAGTGCCCTGAGGAGTAGTACCGGCCTCAGAAGTCTGAATGACCTCAGAAATTACGATAGGCGAACGGCCGCCACCGAGGAATTCGGGGCGCTGCAGGCGCGCGTCAGAAGAGCGGACGCCGAAGTGCGCGAGAATAGACTCGACATAGCGGACACCGCCGCGCGCGTTTTTCTCCATCCACTTTTGCAACTGGAACGCCTGCCGAAGGTCATTAATGGTAGCAGCAGTCGCAGTAGATAAGTCAGCATAAAGCCCACCCTGCGGATCCAGTGATACGTTAGGTGTACCGCCTGTGCTGCGAAGAACACCGGTAGCTACTTCCAAAGTAGCATTAGCAGCATACGAATTACCATCAGCGCCAAAAGCCTGCCAAGCAGGAGCGTTCGAAGACCTTGCAACAGTAGCGCTGCTACCAAGAGGAAGAGTAACACCAGTACCGCGCTGAGGCCACGGAAGAGCTGATGTAAAATAGTCCTTCTCCCAATTTCTGTCAAGGAGTGCCATGGAGGTAGTAGTATCAGCGCCATCGCCTAGGCTGCACGCAATCTTATTCTGCAGGTTCTGGTCACGATACCACTCGTTATAAATAAGGGCGTAAGCGCGGAAGGGATACGCGATTACGCTCAAATTCGCGACACCAGTAGGAAGACCGAAGTAGTCCCACAGAGTACCAATAGCCTGGCCGGAACCACCGGAAGTGACGGTAGGTATAGCCGTGCTATCAGT